GCCATCGTGGCCTGCGTGCCGAGGTTGAACGCCTGCAACCGGGCAGCCTCCTGCGCCCGGACGGTCGAGGCGTTGATGGCGAGGCGGTCGATCTCCTTGACCAGGTCCATGCTGGCGACGACTTCCTTGGCCGTCCCCTGCCCAAGCGCGATACCTCGAGCAGCCATCGCCGTGCGTGCCCCGGCGCGAGCCTGGCCCGCCCGCATGGTGTACTGGCCGGCTGCGGCCTGACCCTGCTGACCAACCTGCGTGGCGGTAACCTCGGCTGCACGGCGGTTGATGCGCGTCATCTGCGCGGCGAACGCCGCGTTCTGCGCCTGCATCTTGAGCTGGTTCTGCTGCGACTTCAGCGAGTAGTACGAGCCGATGGCACCCGTGAAGGCTCCGAAGATCGACGCGATGTTGCCGCCGATCTGCAAGCCCTCGGCCAACTGCGATCCGAGCGTGAACCGTTCGCCGACGGTCGGCACGTCTCCCGGGGTCAGCGAGAACTCTGGACGCATCAATGAGAATTGGCTCATCGTCAGTCTCCTAGCGCAACTTCAAGGGTCAGACCCACAACCGTCAGTGGAAGGGGGTCGGCTTGCCGGATGTAGACCTGGCCGCCGGCCCGCCAGGCTGGCTTCAGGTCAACGTCGATCTCGTCAGACTTCAGGCTCGGCGGGGTGCCGTATGGCTCAGTCGTTCGTTGCTTGGCCTCCACGAGTCGGTCGGCGCTCGGGCCCACGAAGATCCCGCTCGACTTGAACACCCGCAGGTACGCCTTGTTGACGTTCTTATAACGACCCTGCCCATACCCGTCGATGCTCATCACCGCCGGCAGGGTCTGTAGATCGCTCTCGTAGGGCAGGCCGACGTGGATCAGGACTGCGGCCCGGTCTAGCGTCACGGAGCCGCTGGAGACGGTTTCCTGCGGCTGTACGGCCCCGTCAGCAAGGATGCTGACCGTTGCCCCCTCCAAGTGCGCCAAGCCGCTCACGCTGTCTCTAGCGAACGCCCAGACGGTAGTGGCGGTGTTGCGCAGGGCGACGGGCAGCGTGACGTCAACCCGGGCGGTCGCCACCGTCGTGCTGCTCGTGCCGATAATGCGAAGTCGGTACTTGTTGCCAGCCGTGTCGGTCAGGACGATGGCGTCATTGACGTCGGTCGTGGCCGGATAGGCGAAGATCGCACTGGTGGCCGTAATCGTCAGCACGTCGGACGGACCCCAAGTCGTTCCGCCAGAAACAGTTACGGTAGTTGCTGTGGTGTTCGTTCCGTCGTACGTCAAGCCGGAGTCCACGAAGAAGGAATTCTCAAGCGTTGTGATCTGCCGGCTTGCCATGCGTTCGATGTAGCGCACCGAGTTCCCGTTGATCGTGCGCTTGACCACCACGTACAGGCGGTCCTCATTGCCTTCTGCGACGGCTGTGCATGACTCATACAGGCCAAGCGTGTCGTGCTGAGCCCAAGCCCCGATCTGTTGTTCGGGCATGTAGGTCAGGCTCAACAGGTTGCCATTGCTGCTGACGAACCACAGGATCGGTTGCGGGCTCTTGCTGTAGCACATGTCCGACAGCGTCAGGTCATCAAACAGGTGGGCTGCCCGGATGGACAGGTCGCCAGTAACAAACCCACTCGACTGCCACGAGTAACCGAGTTCGCGCACGTGCCCGCCTCGAGCAGCGCAGTACACGACCGTGTTGTTCACGATCTCGGGCTGGACGTCGTTGGCACCGATGTACGACTGCGGGCGCACGCTGATCGTGGTTGGCGTCAGCGCATCGGAGTTGATCGGGCTGACACGCCATTCCGCGCTGCTGGTCATCAGCAGCAACTGCGTCAGCGGGACGATGTGATTGATTGTGTTGAGTTCTCGAGCAGCCACGCGGATGCTGATACGGTCGCTGTCCTTGACCGGCAACGAGTACGACAGGTCGCTTTCCGTACCCGAGCGCGTCATCCAGATCGTCTGCGGAGCATTGTTCGTGCCGGCAAAGACGCGCCGCTGCTCGTAGTACGACACTGAGCGCGGGTAGTTGTTCGCGCTGCTGAACGGGGTTTCAACGATGGGCGGAGTGATGCCCATGTCAGGCGCGATGTTGTCATCGTCAAACGACGTAGCAGCCGTCTGGCCGATGTATCCATACAGTCCGCTCTGGCGCTTGTACACGTTGTACCGGAGAGCCCCCGCGACTGCGCTCCAGCTGATCGTGTTCTTGGCGCCGACGGCGTTCAGGTTGTTGATGACGTTGCCGCTGGGGCTTGCCGCGCTCTCATCCACCCCGTTCTGCGCGATGGCCGTCACGACGTAGAAATTGTCAAAGTCCAGACTCTTGTCGCCGAACTGCACGAACCCACCACTTGTCCACGTGGTGTACGAAGTTGTGTTGACCGGAATGCCAGTGTTGTACGCCTTGACCGAGAACGTGTTCGTGGCTGGCGTCGTGTTGACGAGGTAGAACCCGCTCAACTGCGTCATCGTGCCGCCATCGACATAAACGCTATCACTGGCTGCAAATCCATGATTGCCAATCGTGGTGATGACGCCGGGGTTTGCCTTAGTGATGCCCGTGATGTTCAGTGCATCGCCTCGGCTAGCCGTGACGGTTGGGGCGCCAGGCACTGCGACCGGAGCGACGAACGTGATCGTCGTCAGAGTCCACGTCGTAGCACCAAGGCGGCGCAGTTCACGCGGCGCGTGGTTAGGGTGCACAAGCGTCAGCACGTCGCCTGACTGCACGTAGTGAATTGAGAACAGGTCAGCCTCTTGGTACGGTGACGGGATCTCGTAGGCGCTCGAGGGCAGCGGATACCAGTACGTCGCGTTCGGCGGTGCATTGCCAGTCGTGGCCGCGATGCAGTAGTAGTTCACCCCACCCGAGGACACCAAGTCACCCACCACGTACGCGGTCGCACCGTTGTAGGCCGCCGGCGACCCAGCCTGCAACGTGCTGCCCTGCGTGTGGAAGCGGATGTAGCCCTGCCCAAACTCGAGCACCATCGTCTGCGTCGTGCTGTACGTGAACGGCAGCAGTCGCGTGCGCTTGGTGCTGTCCTTGACCGTTGCAACGTAGAACGTGCCAGGCCGGTTCTCTGCCGGACCCTGCGGGGTTGGGATGAAGTTCCGCAGCTTGGCGGCTCCGGTCTGGAACTTGATGTCATCAATACGCCCGAACATCTCCGGCGACAGTTCGCCGCCAGCGAACGACCTGTTGTAGATGCGGGTGTTTGGCATTGGTCAGCGTCCTGCGATCCAGCCCGTGATGTGTTCCGGCTTGATGTTGCGCTGGTTGGCGTCCGACATGCGAGCCTGTTGCAGATAGGCCATCATCATCTGAGACTGACGCTTTCCCTCTGACGCGCCCTGATCGCCCTTGATGACCGGGCCGGCAAGCATGGCGGCGAGGTGGTGCGACAGAGCCATGACGAACAGCGGGTCGAACTTGGTGGGGTCGGTGACGAGCGCCTGGTATCGAAGCAGCGCGTTCTCTTGGTCGGTGTACAGCACCTTGTTGCCTGACGTGTCCGTCTCAATGCTGTACGGCTGCGGCACGTAACGCCCAGCCGCAACGAGCGGGGCGTAGTTGTGCAGGAAGTCTGGGGTGTCGCTGGGAACGAACTTGGCTGCGTAGTCGTTCTCTGCGTTATTTGGCAGCACGCTGACGGCGACCATCATGTCGCTCGGACATGCGTACGAATACTTCCACATGGTGTACGGCATCGTCACCGACGCGAGCAGTGCGCGGCGAGACGCGAAGTTCCATGCGTGCATCTGGAGGAGGCTGTCGCGGGCGATTGGGTAGAACCGAGCGCAGTGCTCGGCCTGCGCCGACCCTTCAGGCGGGTCGATGCTGGCGATGGAGGCATCGTCGCCGAGGTGCGCGAGTGCCAGATTGCAGATCTCAACCACGCTTGCCATTCGATCCTCCTAGGAAAAGAGGGGCGCCGGGTGTTTAGGCCGACGCCCCTCCAGAGTCACATGCGTCGTATCAGTCCGCCGTGACGGTGGTCTTGGCTGGCCGGCCTCGCTTGGGTCGCACCACAGGCACGACTTCAGGCTGCTCCGACTGGCGGGGCGCGTCGATGGGCTCGACGTTCCCGTTGGCAGGACCGTTGTACTCGAAGACTTCGCCCTCCTTGCGGAGGCCGTTGTCGATGAAACACGTCACGAGTGCGCGGACTTTCATGTCAGGTCACCGAGAAGCCGCTGGCGTAGAACTTGCGACCGTCCTGGATGTCCATGACGACGTAAGCGCACACGCTGCCGGTGGTCGGGGTGCTTCCGATCGTGGTGTACCGAGCGCCGATGTACCGCTGTCCGGTAGACAGAAGCTGCGGATTGAAACGCACAGCGAACTGCGCGTTCGCCGTCAGGCTTAGCTGCGGAACGGGTCCAGAAGAACCGATCACAGTCACGCCGGTCGAAAGAGCGTCGTTCGTTGCGCCAATGATCTCGAACGTCAGCGAGGTCAGGGTGTTGTATGCCGCAACGCACGTGAAGATCATAAACAGATCCGCGCCTTCGCCAATGTCACGGGCGACCGAAAGGTCAATCGTGTTGGTCGAAAGAACGGGCGTACCAGAAACAGGAAGCGCCGCCTGTCCGGTTGCAACACCGGACGCCGGGACGGTTCCAGAGACGACGAGATTGTTGTCAAGAATCATTGTGTTAGTTCCTTTCTGTCGGTCCTATTAGGACACGACGGCTTCGGTGTTGAGGATGGCATCCACGCGGCGCAGGGGCACGCCCTGGAACGAGAGCCAGCTGTAGGGCTGACCGAACTGCGACAGACCTTCGTTGACCTTGAGCACGTACTGGCTCTTATCGAGCGCAGCGATGGCAAGGCCGCTGTGGACGGTGCGGTTCATGTAGAACGCGGCCCGACCCATGCCCATGTTGGGGATGCGGTACAGGGCGCGGCTCATCAGCTTGATGATCGCGGTCGCAGCAGAGGGAAGCTGCGTGGTGGTCTGCGCCATCAGGTCACTGATGTCGATGTTGCAGATGCGGACCACATAGCGCCAGTCCTTGACCACCAGACCGTTCTTCCACTGGTAGCGAGTGGCGTAAGCCTGAAGACGGGTGCCATCGCTGTTGTAGACGGTCTGCTCGCCGAGGTCTTCGTGGATCAGGCCGGCGCTGCTGCCCTTGGGGAAGGGGCAGTACACGGTCTGGTCACCCCACACGACGAGGTAAATCGACGTGTTGTCTGAACCGCTGCCACCGGCGGTGATTACGTTCTGCGCATTGTTTGATCCGGACAACGACGAGTAACGCGGCGCCAGGCCGAGAAACTGCTTCGGATCGGTGGAGGGGTTGCCGTAGAACATCGTGGTGGCCTGAGTCTGGTTCATCGCCTCGAGGAAGGCGACGTCTTCGGACAGGCGGAACTGAGCGGTGTTGCCGTTCAGCATCGCCAGATCCTTGTCGACCTCGCTGCGGGCTTCCAGAATGCCGCAAGCCTCATCGACCTGAGCGGTCGTGCTCTTGCTGTTCGGGATGCCCTGGTTGAGGGCGCGCCAGTACACCGAGGGAAGCCCGGTGCGGATGACGACGCGCTCGCCCGTGGGGAGGTTGCCTTCCTTGAAGACGCAGTCCTCAAGGATTTCGTTCGACTGCGAGAGGAGTTCCGCGATGACCGGGACGCGGCCATCCGGATCGGTGCGCTTGGCCCAGTCGGCCAGCGTCAGATTCGACGTAGAGAGAGTTGCCATGTTGCGATTCCTTTGTAGGGGTTAGTTACGAGTACAGAACATCGGCCAGATCGGAGAACGACTTGGGGCCGGCCTTGGCCTGCCCGGTTGAGCCCGTCACGACACGATCCTCACTGATTGCCTTGCCTGCGCGGAAGAACAACCGGACGATCTCCGGGTGATTCCCCAGCCCAGACTCGTTGAGCAGCGTGCGGAGTTCGGTGGTGCCGAACGCATCCAGCGCCTTCTTGGCAACGGCCAGGTTCTCGGCAAGCGCGGGGCCGCCGAATTCCCTGTCCTGCTTGGATGCCTCCATCCAAGCGCCCTGAACGGCCTGAATCTGAGCCATTTGACGTTCGGCCATCTTCGGGCCCATGACGTCAAGCAGCTTCTGCGCAGCGTCCTGACTCAGCTGAAGCTCCCGTGCGACCTCCGAGTACGCGGTGATGGTGTCACCGTCAAACTCCTGACCTTCAGGAGCCTTGAATTCGTACTTCTCAGGCGTGGTCGGCTTGGCGTCGGCGGGTGCCTCGGCGGCCTTCTCTGCCTGTCCGGTCACAGGGGCGTCCTGCGCCTTGGCCGTATCGGCGGGCGCAGTCTGAGGTGCAGACGCCTTCTGCTCGCCATACAACTTCTCCGCCGTCGCGGAGGTGTTGCTGGCATTCGATGATGTGGGCGCCTCACTGGTTGGGGTCGCCAGCATCGTCGTTGGTTCGTTCATTCGTGTGTTCCTTCAACATGACCGGATAAAGTTCCGGGCATACGGCATGGATAATACCAAGTAACTGTAGGCCGTAGTTACGGTTACCTTCAGAGAA